ATCGAACGCAATCAATGGGCACTTAACCCGAGCAACAAAAAAGCGAACGCCCTCGACATGGCATTCCCGAAGCTCAAGGCCGAATGCCTCAAGAATGCAGCGCAATCGCTTGGCAAGATATTCGGACGTGACCTCAATCGCAAGAACAAGGATATCTACAAGCCGTATAAGATAGCGCAGAAGGATGTCACGGTGAAGCAGCTGCCTGAGAGCACCATGAAGATGATTGAGTCCGCCATCGTGCGCGGCGAGGATGAGTTCGAGATCCGGCAGGCCATGGATCAACTCGGCGAGCTCATCACTGACGACCAACGTAATCACATCAATTCACTATTTGCAAAGTATGGAACAGATACCGAATAAGTACACGCTGGATGTGTTGCGATACGCAGCACAGCAGTCAGAGGCATGGGACAAAATGCGCCTCGGCAAGTTCACAGCATCAACAATTCACAATCTTATGAGCGACCCACGAAGCAAGGCAGACAAGGAAGCAGGCAAGCTCTCGCAGTCTGCTCACAAGTACGTCGTGCAGAAAGCTATGGAGATACTCACCGGAGAGTCGCAGGAGGACGCGTATGGTCGCGCCATCGACTGGGGCAACGAATGGGAAGCGCATGCTCTCGGTGAACTTGAGAAGTCACTGGCAGGCATGGTTGACATCAAGGACTTCATTATTGAACACAAGCCGCCGTTCAAGACATTCAACGAGTATAGTGGTGCATCATCGGATGCGCTGATCAAGACCAAGAGCGGCGACGTGCTGATGGTCATCGAGATGAAGTGCCCGTTTAACTCTGTGAACCACTACCTGCACAGCACTGTCGAGTGTGGTCTACATCTACTCGACGTGAACAGCGACTACTACTACCAGATTCAGATGAACTGCCTCGTGCATGGATGCACCGCTGGCATCTTTGCGAGCTATGACCCACGACAGCCGGAGCACCGTCGTCTTAGCTGGAGCCGCATCGAAGTTGACATCGAATGTCTTGACGAAATGTGTCAACGTATGGAGCGAGCCAGTGCAGAACTTAATCGCATTGTTGAAAAGTGGAACGAATACCCTACTCGATAGTGTGGTATACTTGTCACGCAACTCAGTTATGAAAAAATCAAATACAGACTACCGCCGCAATGCCGAAGCACATTCGTGCACTGGGTTGCCGTTGTGTGCGGTAGTCGTATTTTTTCAATGAAAACATCCTTCATCCTACACACGGATAGCCTCGACATACTCGATGCGCTGACCACCGAGCAGTGCGGTCAACTATTGATAGCCATGCGTGACTATCATATGACCGGAGCGATGCCTCAGGACGCTATGCTGAAGCTCGCGCTGTTGCCATTCATCCAGCAGTGGAAGCGTGACCTCATCAGATTCGAGAAGGTATGCGAACGTAATCGAATGAACGGTATGAAGGGAGGACGTCCGAAGAACCAAGAGAACCCAGTGGGTTTTTTGGGAACCCAACAGAACCCAACAGAACCCAAAAAAGCCGAGAAGGAGAAGGAGAAGGAGAAAGAGAAAGAGAATGAGAAAGAGAGTGAGAGTATAAAGAGCACACGCTTCGCTGCACCCACACTCGATGAGGTGAAAGAGTTTTTCAAGGATAACGGATACACACTCGACTCAGCTACGAAGGCCTTCACCTATTACAGCGAGGCGCAGTGGCGAGACTCCAGAGGTCAGACCGTCAAGAACTGGAAGCAGAAGATGCGAGGTGTGTGGTTTCGTGACGAGCACAAGGCACAAACGGCACAAGCGTCACAACCTTACAACCCGAGAGCCGGAGGAGTTCCGGCAGTGTACACCTCACCTGAGAACTACCGACCTGCATGATCAACAGAATACCACCACACGACACAAGCCTCGAGGAACTCGTTCTCGGCGCCATACTGCTCGATGCTGCTGCTATCGGTATTGTGATGCCACTCATCACATCTGAGCGCTTCTACGACGGCCGTATGGCTTCCATCTATGAGCGCATCGTTGAGCTCTATATCGATAACAAGCCCATTGACCTGCTCACTGTGACCCAGCAAGCACGTCGCAAGGGCCTGCTCGACCAGTGTGGAGGTCCTGCATTCATCGCTCAGCTCACCAACAAGGTCGCCTCGACTGCCAACCTCGAGCACTGGTGTGCAATACTCAACGAGATGTACATGAAGAGGGAGTTCGCACGTATCAGTGCGCAGGTGAATGAGTTCGCATACGATGCAACGGCGGATGTCTTCGAGATTCACGACCGCTTCATGAGTCAGATGACATCGACCTTCAACACATCCGTGAAGACGAGCATCTCGCACATCGCCGAGCTAACCGGGAAGGTGACCGATGTAGTAGTTGCACGTGAAACTTGCGCCACTGGTGTCACCGGGCTTAGCTCAGGCATCGCAACAGTAGACGCTATCATCGGAGGCCATCAGAAGAGCGACCTGCTCTACATGGCAGGACGTCCATCGATGGGCAAGACAGCCATGGCACTCACCGAGATGCTCAACATGGCGCTCAAGAAGATACCCGTCGCATTCTTTTCACTTGAGATGTCCAGCACGCAGATAGTGCTTCGACTCATCTCAATGATCAGCGGCATCGATGGCGGTCGTCTGATGAAGTACAAGCTAACGAAGGAGGAGATGCAGCGCTTCTATCACTACCGCGACATCATCAATGCGCTGCCGATATATATCGATGACACCGCAGGTCTGTCCGTATTCGACCTCAGAGCACGTGTGAAGCATATGGTCGAGAAGCACAAGGTCGAGGCAGTATTCATCGACTACGTCCAGCTCATGAGCTCCGGCGCTCAACTGCGCAGGCAAGGTCAGAACCGCGAGCAGGAGCTGAGCGTCATCAGCCGGAACTTGAAGCTCATCGCAAAAGAGTGCGACATTTCGGTCATCGCACTTAGTCAACTATCACGCAGCGTCGAGTCACGAGCTGAGAAGCGTCCGATGCTATCCGACCTACGCGAGTCCGGATCATTGGAGCAGGATGCCGACGTCGTGGTCTTCCTCTTCCGTCCTGAGTACTATGGCATCAAGCGTGACGAGGCAGGCAATGACCTCACTGGCATCGGTGAGTACATAGTGGCGAAGCAGCGAAATGGCTCAACCGGATACGCACAGATGCGCTTCCACGCGAATGTGATGCGATACACTGACCCATCAACAGCAATGAATACAGAACTACCCTTTTGATATGAAAGTCTACAAGAACAGCGACGGCAGCTATGATGTCGTAAACAGCAACAACTACCTCTTCCACATCGTGCATGCAGCCAAGCAGGTCGGACATGTCACTGACAAGTGGAAGCACCACCGTGCACCACTGCGCCGAATACCGAAGCACATCATGAACCTCATCGACATGATTGAAAAATGAAGCAGAAGCCGAAGACATGCAAGGTGTGCCGGGAGCGCTTCCTGCCCACTGTGAGTACATTGCAGGCCACATGCACAAAGGTGAGCTGCGTCCTCCAGTACGCGAAGCGCGCACGTGCAAAAGAGGCCAGCGATGAAATCAAGCGGATGCGTGAGAAGATTAAGACTCTGAGCGAATACCGCAAAGAGTTCCAGCAGGTCTTCAATAAGTTCATCCGAATGCGTGACAAGGGCAAGCCGTGCATTTCGTGCGGTCGTGCACTGGGTACGAAGTATGACGCAGGCCACTACTTCAGCGTCGGCAGCTATCCGAACCTTCGCTTCGATGAAGACAACGTTCACGGCCAGTGTGTAACTTGCAACCAGCACCTCCATGGCAACCTCATCGAGTACGGTGAACGTCTTCCGGATCGCATCGGCCGCGACGCATACGAGTCACTCATCGCGCGAAAGAACCAAAGACTCTCGCTCAGCATACCACAGATGCAGGAGCTCACGAAACAATACAAGCACAAAATCAAACACACATGATAAACATCGACACAAAACCGCACAAGCGCACCGAGTACTTCTATGGAAGTATCACGATGGCCCTACCAAACACCGACAGGACGAGCTGGAAATTCGAGCTCCTACGTATGACGAATGGCACCGTTACCTTCGGCGTGAATATGCTCTATGAACCGAATGAAGAGCCACTCTCTGACATCGCCGAGGAGATGATCGTGAAGACCATCATCGCGAACCTTCAGAAGGAGCAGGTCAAGTGGTCACCACAAGAGAAGGAGGTCAAGCAATGACACGCAAACAGATGACAGAGCTGTCAATAGACCAGCTCCGGATGCTCCGGTGGAAGATACTTTCAACACCAGCACAAGACAAGTCGCACTGCTCAAAGTTGCGCAGACAGCTCATGCACGTACAACACGAACTTCACATTCAAAACTTGAAAAAATGACAACACAAGACCACGCTCGGAGCATCTTCGAGGAGTATTACGACATGCTCGCAGACCTTAGTAATGACTTCACACTTCAAGGTCGTAGGAGAAGAGTCGACGCATCACTTCAGTGCGCCATCATATTCGCGAACCAGATGCAGCAGCACTGCTCACCTGACTTTTACACCTACTGGATGCAAATTGAAAACGAACTACACCAGCTCAACGTCTGAACATGTACACACAACAACAAGCCGAGGAGATATGCCTCCTGCGCCGTGAACGTCACGCGATGCTCATGGATGAAGTGACAAAGGATCACAACAAAATGCAGCGCATCAACAAGCGCCTATTCAAGTTAACTCAAAATTCAATATATCGATGAAAATCACAAGCGATTCAGAAGGCGGTGTCTGCCTTCACCTCTCCGCTGACGAGATCTCCGTGATCCTCAAAGCAAGCAAACAGGCCGAACTCTTCCCGGAGCCGAAGCCCATATCGACAAACATCTACAAGCACTTCCGTGACAACACGATCAACTTCATCGAAGAGTTGAGAAGTACCTACGGCAGCAACTGGATAGACACGTCGAATGACCTCTTCCGGAGTCTGCGTCATCGACATCATATCGAAGATCCGTATCAACTCATCTACCTGCTCGAAGATCGTGGTGGTGTAGTCGTTGAGCACGTATCGCGACGCCATAAGCGCATCAAGTTCCAGTGGTGATGTCTTACTACCTTAAATCAAAAAGAGCCTCTATATGGGGCTCTTTTCAATCAATCTCGAAATGAGGTAAGTCTTTGAAGTTCTTCCAGTCACCTCCCCACTGCACCTCGTTGAACTCATCCTTGACGATAGCGGCGAAGCGCTCGAAGTACACAGCGTCCCACTTCACCACACCTTGCGCATCTTTGAATGCGATATCGAACGCATGCGATGGGAAGAGGTTGTGCTTGCCGTTGGCCTTGATGTGCGTCACAATCGAACCGGGTGCTGTGCGTCCTTTCGCATACAGCTGAGCCTGCTCCTCGTTTGACCGATACGTGCAGGTGAGGAAGACAGTAGGCCCTGCTGGGTACTTCTCTTCCCAGATGCGAGAGCATTGCAGCCACACGCGGCGCAGCCTCCAGTGGCAGTCAGTTATAGTTCTACTCGCCACCGCTCAATACATGTATTGTTTTGTCCTTCACGCTTGAGCTCTTCGAGCTTCCGACGTAGTACGAGAAGATGCTGGCACCGATGGACATGATAGCACCGAAGCACATGTCTGCGAGTCGCTGATTCTCCTCAGGTATAGTCACAAAGATGAGAGAGAGGACTGTGCCCACGAGCAGGACCAGACCGGTGACAACCACTGCGCCCATGAGCCAGTCTCTCTTGCCTGTTGCCTTGACATAGTCAGCCTCACGTATGCGTGCGCTCACTCTATCATCTACCTCTGCACGATACGCATCGAGCTCGGCTTGCAGGTCAATCTTGTGCATCTCGAGCGTCCACTCGAGACGATAGCGTTCAAAATCTTGCGCGAGCTTCTCAGCCTCTGCACTCTGATCTCGTTTGCCATTAATGAGTGCGCCAACGGTCTCGATGGCTTGAATGCCTGTGACGTCACCGACTACTTCCAGAATGTCTCCAGCCACGGGCTTGACTCGATCGCGGACGAACTTGCCGAAGTTTGACTCTTTGATGCGTTCGCTGAGTCGCTTCTTCTCTGGTGTATCGGTGCCTTGACTCATTTGCGCTTGAAGATAGCGATGACACCGCCGAGTATCTGCTTGTAGTTCTCCATGAAGTATACGATGACCTTCTCACCGAAGAGCGTGGCCAGTGGTACAAGCACTTGAGACAGTTCAGCTTTGCCTGAGCTCATGCAGTATGTACTTGTGATATAGCCACAGAACACACTCAAGGCCACAACTGCGCACCATTGAATGAAGGTGAGTGTACGTTTCATGTATATGTCATATGATAGTTTCGCAATGAGGCCCACACCGATGCCGATGATGTAGGTGTTTGTGTGATTGAGGAGCTCTTTCGCTTCCATCCAGATGGTCTTCATTTTTTCGGTTTCGTTTTTGGTTTTACACGTTGAAGCAGGCGCTTCTCGTAGGCCTTGAGCTTCTCCAAATAGACTCGTTTTTCGTCGCGGTTCTCTTTCATGGGATGAAATTAAGCGGACGCGCTTCTGGTGCTGGTCCGTTCACACCATTGTTCGAGCTGAACTCATAGCCGAAGGGCTGACGCTGCTGAAGTGGTGGACGTTGTGGCCACGTGTTGCTTGAATACTCCGGGAAGTCCGAGTTATTTGCACACAGATAGTCGAAGAGTAGCCCGGTGTAGTACTCAGCGTTCGAGCGAGCTCGAAGGATCATATCCTTCATAACCGTGTCACTCATCGGAGTTGAGTCTTCTGATGTCCTCTGTACATAGGTGCCGTTGTCGAGCTTGTATACAAGTGACGGAAGCGCCTCGACCATCGTCCACCAGAGCACAACCTTGCGACAGTAATCGTCCACGAGTGTCTGATAGGCACCTGAGAGCGTGCTGGCAGCGATATCTGTCTTGAGTTTATCGTAAAGAGCAGCACCGAGCCATGGACTCAGGTATTTATCCTGAGCTAAATAGACGCAAGGGTAGAGAAGATTCGAGTCAACTGCTCCGTTGACCTGTGTGTACTTCTTGATGTACACATCCGAGATGAAAAGTACTTCAGCCATGTGTGTGATGTTATCCGTATTTGAGTGAACCACGTCCGGGGCGGTCAATGGGCGCGATGCCTTCTATGCCTTTCTGCTTCACGTAGGGGACGTTGCCCACGCGCTGGTCATTCTCGAGTCCTTTATTCGGCAAGAACTTGCCCTTCTCACGTTTGCGGAAGTATATCTGCCGCTTCCAGTGATGATGGCAGAAGCACCCCCCGACGTACTTGAAAATGTCGTAACTTGATGAGCCTGCCGCAGCGAATTGTCCATTCTCACCTGCGTCACTCATCGCTTGAATATCTTCATAACGATACACGATACCGTCCTTCGATAGTCCGACCATCTCAACGCAAAACTCACGCGAGTTGAGTTGTCCGTTTGCATCTCTGCTCAAGTTCTGGCTGTATGCGTAGCGTAGCTTGTATAGACCGCGGTCGCCCCATGCGCTCTTATCGGCTTCATTTGCGTATCCTTCAAGTGATGCGAGCTCGTATTCTTTGAGGTTCTCGCAAAACTGGCGCTCGATTTCACTATCACGCAAAGCCTCTGCTTCATGCACAAGCTCCCACTCATCGAGATCTATCACTTCACCGCAGCCTCGCAGTCTATCGAGCCAGTACTGCTCGTCTTCTGCGGTCATATCTACATCTGACCATTCACTCTTTTTTTTTTCACGCGACAGCGTGGCGACGAGTGCGGCATGTGTAGTCGGTGGCGTGCCTTGCTTGATGTCGACGAAGATAGCCTCGACCTGTGCACTCGATAGTGTTGGGAAGGATGCAGCCATCACAGCCTTCGCTGCACTGATAGGCATCAAGCCCTGCACCACTTGAGTGATGATGTCGAGCATACTTGCTATCTGTGCTCCGTTCAAAGCTGTCGCTGCCACGTTTACATCGGTAGCTGCTGCATCCGGTGCGGCAGGTGCTGAAGTCGATGCCGGAGCAGATACTTGAGCTGGTGCTGCGGTTGGTTGTGCCACTTGTGACGCTGGTGCCATCGTCGCTGTCGCACCTTGCTCGGTCATGATAGGCGTGTTCGGTATCACTTCAATATCAATGCCTGGCATTTCATATGCAAGCACCTCCTCGAATGCAGTCGACAGCTTGCGCTGCTTCGGCTCCACTACTTGCTTCGTGAAGATTTCCAGACCGATGACCATCTCGTCCTTGTTATTGCCGAAGCCCTGACCTTCACCACGGATACCGAAGATGAGCGGAGTAGTAACACGATGCGCAAGCATGACCTCAGTGCGTGAGGTGTTGGTCAAATACTCATACTGCTTGTCTGCGTCGCTCAGTGGATATGCTTCCACCTTGGGAGGTTGTGCTCCGGGTTCATTGAATAAAAAGAGCGTCTTGCCACTATTTGCTGCTGCACCGAGGTGCGTGTTGTAGTCATTTCGTAGTTTACGTATCGAGTCAGCATCCTGCTCTCCGTTGAAGAAGGAGATGATGGTGCTCGGGAACATGCCGTTCAATATATTCGACACATGAAAGATGCCTATCTGACGACTAAGCTCGATATAGTTGACAGCGCTCCAGTAGTCAGGTTTCGGATATGTCTGCGAGCCTGTATAGTCGAAGCACCAGTACACCTGACGAGGTTCATCGATAGCGGTATTCACGTTGTATTTCGGGATGAATGTCGGCTTGTTCTTCTTCTTGCGCGGTTGTGACCAGTCAGCGCTGTGATATACACCACACTCCTCTTCATCTTCTCCAGTCACTGCGATGCGACACTCTTCGAATGGTATGTGATTAAGTTTTGCGAGCGTCTTCCGGTCGACTGAGTAGATGACTTCAAGATAGAAGCCTCCGTATAACTTCAAGTCACGAGCACAGCCTTCGAATGCACCATATGTATCGAGCGCATCCACGCGGTTTTGAAAGTTCCCTGCGCTCAATCCCTGTCCTTTAATCATGTCACTGATTGAGATACACAAAGCACCATGTATCGGCGAGCTCTGAGCGAGTTCAGTGATATATAGCGGCAGCAAGTTATCAGCGCCGAAGTTCACCCACCCGGAGCGGTCCACCTTCTCGGCTGTGCTGACTGGCGTGTACTGACTCAAGTCGAGCTTGAGTGCTTTATCCATTGTAGATGACATCGTCGTCTATGTTTATTGACGGCACACTGAAGTACTGCGTGCCGTCTGTTATTGTGCACAGGCCCTGCTCACATTCGCCCACTACACTCGCATCAGTTGGGTCGGTATTAACTGCTGAGTTCTGTCCGTATACTGCGTAGCGATAGCGTCCGACCTGAGTGAGTCCTGTGGTATCAACGAGCACGTGCGTCACGCGTTGTGATTCACTGATGAGCTCAAGCACTTGAGCCAAAGATACTCCAGCGGCACTGTTCTCTTCATGCGTAACTATCAACAAGTAATGCGTGAATGCAGTCGAGAAGTACTGACGTGCTTCATCGAGCGTGAGATAGAGCGACTGGTTCGCGGTATTTGCTTGCAGGTAAATCATGGTTAAAAAAACGGCGCAGCCCAGAGAGCCACGCCGCATTCAATGTACACGAGAAGGTTATGCGTACGCAGGACTCACAACGATGTCCGGTGTGAAGTTCGCGAACGGAGTGTCGCCGATGCTATACTGCTCAAGGAAGAGCGGCTGTGTTGGCTCTTCAGCTGTCAAGGTCAAAGTGTAGCCGTTGAGGTCACCTTTTGCCTTACCACTCTGGTATGTTCCAGCAGTGAGAAAGCAGCCGTCAGTAGTTCCGCACATCATGATCTGGTCATCGTACAGACGAACGAACACGGCGACTTTCGCTTTCGATAGGTTCTCGAGCTCCTTGCGCTTGTCGTTGTCGAGCTTGCCGAGAGTTAACTCGACAGCTTGCACGAAATACAGCGTGCCGTTCTCAAGAGACGCTGTTGGTGTGATAGTTACCGCTCCGGTGTTGCGGTTCGGTTGATAGCGATAGACAGTCACGGGAGCGGCCACATTGAACGCTGTGATGATGCCATCGCCATCTTGAGTGACTCCAGCCGCGAATGAGTTCCACGGTGCGATGAAGACTTCCTTCACGCCACCGACGCCTTCATTGCAGTCGAGCAAAAATCCGGTACTCAGGACACATGCCATAGTAGTATCTGTTTTTAATGTTTAAAAGAGGCAGGAGCCGAAGCCCCTGCCCTGAATAATTAGAACCAAGTTGAGTATGCTGCGATATCTGCACCTATGCCGTACTGAGTGCCTGCGAAGAACTTTGCAGAGAAGCGCACATTGTCATCAGCCCATTGGCCCATGTCTACAACCTGCACGTTGTTCCAGTCGCTCGTCAAGTTAGTACCGAACCACAGGTTCGATGCTTGTGTCATGATCATCGTGTTCGCTGGCATGCCGGGACATACTGCGATAGGGAACAAGCCCATGAACGTCTTCTGTACTTCTGGACCAGTGGTCAAGTACGTAGCGAAGCCTGAGCCAATTTGTGCGTACATGTAGTTCTCCCACACATCGTATGACATGTAGATCGTTGGCTTCTCGGTCGCCTTCTTCACTCCCAGAGGAGCAGCAGCGATGAGCGATTGGACTTTAGAGATTACGTTAGCACTTGTGATAGCTACTGGTGAAGCTACGAAGTGAATGTCGCCATCACCGTCTAAACCGATGAGCTGAAGCAGACCATCATACTCACCAGCGTTCGCTCCGTTACCTGTCCAGATCAAGTTCTCGTTGTTCTGAGAGATACCTGCGAGCATCGTGCTTAGGATGCCGTCAGTTAGTGCAGTGCCGAGTGAGCCGTTCTGCACATCCTTCGCGATGTAGTCGTTCAAGAACTCGTTCTTGCAGACTTCCTGTTGGAACTGGAGCTTCTTCAAAGTCAGATAGCGCTCAGTGATATCAATCGCTCCGGTTGGAGTGAATGCACATGTAGCATCTGAGAAGCTGACGTTGTCTACTATCTTCTTCACCACTGCGCGGTACTCGATGTTCTCCTTCACAGTGATTGCTTGCAAGGTGTCGTTCGCATAGAACGCGGCCTTGATGTACTCGCCTGCAAATTTGCCCGAGTAATTAGTTGTGTTGTCTACGGTTGTTGCCATGATTACTTGATTTTTGAGAGGTATTGATTAACACGCTCCTGCACGGTCATGGCAGCGAACGTCTTCGTTGTTGCGTCTTTGGTATCGCGAGCAAGAGCTACTTCTACGCGCTTCGACTTCACGCTATCAGCGGCAGGCATCTGCTTCACCTTTGATAGTTCAGTCTTCACAGCGCTCAGTTCTGCGCTCTTCGTCACGTTTGCTGCTTCAGCTTGTGACAGCTTGCTCAGCAGTTCAGTCTTCTCACCTTCCAGTGCAGACACTCGTGAGCTCAAGCTCTCGATGGCTGTTAAGAGGTCAGCTGTTGACATGTCCTCCATCATCGGCATCTGAATGTCGTTGATCTCGGCAATTTTTGCGTCAGTACCGATGACGATACTGCGACCATCTTCGAGTGTATACTCTCCGGCCTGCAATGGAACGGCCGCGCCGTTCGCATCTTTAGTGTACACGTCAGAGCCTACAGCCCAATCAGCGGCGCTCGTGTAGATGCTTGTGCCATCTTGGAGCTTGCCTTCCATCTCGAGCTTCACCTCCTCTTCGAGGAAGATGTCCTTCGGGTTGATGTTGAATGACTGAAAGATGTCGCGCACTTTTTGTGCTATTTGTCCTTTCATGTTTTGATGTTTGACTAATGGACTCGATGTCGAAAACTTTCACCGATGCGTATCACTTTTGTGACGAAGTTCGTGGTCTAATATTTACACCATGAGCACAACCACAGCACTCCAGCAGCTCGGACTACCTCCTGAGCTCGCCCCTTACGAGGGACAAGTACAGACACGCACCACATTCGGCCTGCGTGTGTATGAGATCTATGACTACACCGGAAAGACGATGGTCATCCGTTACGAAGTTGAGAAGATGAACGGCGTCAATCAAGCCTTCGGCATGTATCCGTTCAACTACGCGAGCAACCTGCTCTATCAATTAGGTCACACTATCACAGCAGCCGACACGAATCAGGTCGTATTTGACAAGCCGAGCTCGTGGGTATTGCATGAGCCACCGAGCGGACTGGCAGGTCAGCGTGTGTACTACTGCAAGACGTCGGTGAAGTATCGCAATGTCGATGCACAGACAGCAGCCATTGACTTCATGACAGAGCCATACGAGACAGTGGTGAACGGCATTGCTGAAGACATGAAA